ATGCCCGAAAAGATGCGGAAACGATCCATAGAGAGAGGAGCAAAATTCCTGAATGCCAGAAACGACAAAGCCCTGAATAATCAGGGCTTTGTCGTACATAAGATGGCGGAGGCGATGGGATTCGAACTCATGGACCTGTTACAGTCGACGGTTTTCAAGACCGATATGCAAAGCCAATGAAATCGGGGCCTGTAGCCGCTTTTCGTTACGATACGTTTATTTTTTGACACCTCTACAGCCCGCATTCTACAAGGGGCGGATTTTGAGTTTTGTAACGGTTTTTGGGCTATTTCGATGGCTTGGCAATGGCGCCAATTCGTCGATATACGCGCTCGGTAATGTCTCCTTTGGTGTGTCCCAAGAGTAGGCTCGCATCGCCGACGTCGAGGATTTCCGACGCCGCTTTCGGCCTGATGTCTCTGAACTGGAAGCCTCCGATTTTCTCAGCCAGCTGAACATCGCCTTTTTCTTCAGCTTCTTTCTTGGCCCTTTCTCTGGCGTCGTCCCATCGATCGCGAAGCATCTTCGCGGTCATCCGCTTGCCGCGTGCGCTCACGATCAAATAGCTGCAAATGTGCTGAGCATTGCGCTCGGCCATTTTCCCGATCAACAGGCCCAGACTGTTTGGCTCATCACCGTCAGTCATCTGGATACGCAGCTTTTTGTGTGTCTTGTTCTGCTGCACACCCAAGTAATTTCCCTCGACATCGTCCTTCCTCATGACTAAGACATCTGCCGGTCTTTGCCCGGTCAGATAGGCCAAGTCCATCGCGTCCTTCAACTCTTGAGTTGCCTTCATGTAAACAGCATCCCAAACCACATCATTTGCGTAATAGTCCCTCGGCGTTTCCTTGTTTTTTCGCACGCCCTGGCAGGGATTTTCTTTGGTCGTCAGTCCCCATTCTCGAGCAATGTTGAAAACGTGGGAGAGGGTTGCAATCTCGCGATTCGCGCGAACCTTGGCGGTCCGCGCGTCGCGGTACCCTGCGATAGTTGCTGGGGTGATTGAGTCGATGGGGGCGCTGTCGAACATGGGCCGAAGCTGCTTGATCTCCGCCAAGTTGTCCTTCTGCGTCCGTGCCGCTTTCTTCGATACGATGTCGCGGATATATCGGTCGAAGATGCCTTTCATAGTGCGCAGATCAAGCGGCTTTTCCTTCGCCTCCAGCTCCGCCCATTTGACCCGGGCCAAGTCCAGATCCTTGCCCAGCGGGATCGCCTTGCCTGTCATATCCAAATAGTAATAGGCGATCCAAATCTTTCCGCTTTTTCGTGTTCGTGTCCACTGGTACATCCGAGGCGGCAAGCTGCGTGTGTCGGCCTTGCGGGGGCGCATATCAATTCACTCGCGAGTAGTCTGGTGTCCATACCGGTGCAGCCGGCGGCGGGTTCGTATCGGCAATCGTAGGGCTGATCATGCCCAGCTTCATGCGGGCATACATGCGGCCCACTAGCGGGCGCTTGCCGCGGCTTTCGACGAACACCCACTGGCGATCAATCAGCCAGCGGCGCTGGTAGGCTCGGGCCTTGTAGCCGGTGATGGCGGCCAGTTCCTCGTCGGAGAGAATTTCGGTTTCCATTGTGATGCTCCATGCCGCGCCTGGCGGTAGAAGTTGGTGACGGTTATGCGGGCAACAAACCTTTCGCTTTTGCTTCTGCCCGGCACTGCTCGCGAAACTCCCGAGCCTTTTCGATTGCTTGCTTCTTTGTCGCGGCCTTCCAAGTGGGGCCGACCTGAATGAACTTGCCGCGCAGCTTCCCGCACCAGTGCTTAACGAAATCGCCGTTCTCGATCTGGCAGATGGTGCCGGCCGATGCTTTCGGTGCCGTTGCGTAATCCACCAGCTTCTGGTCGTACGTTAATTCGGGCATGAGGATTCCTCACCCGCCTTACACCGGCAGGCTGTTGAGTCGAGAGAATTGGTCTACGTTTATGGTTTCAAGATCAAAAGCGCAGGAGTTGCTATGCGAGGGACTTTAGAAATTGATTTCGAAGGGCAGAGCTACACGATTTCCTATTCCGTCGATAAAGGCATGATTCATGTTCGATCAACCTTTGACTCGAAATACGCCGTTGTTGGGGCCTCACCGCCGGAGGTCCTTGCGCGAATTGTGGGGCGCGAGCTTTTGAATGACGCGAAGCGAAGAGGTTTGCTTACTGGCTGTCACCGAGGCGCTTTGTAGATGAGGTACGCCGTGTAGAGCGGGGCGAAGATCATTGCGTCACCTCGCGTCGCGCCCACCAACAGACCGGGCCATCGTCAGTGTCGTGAATCGAAAGGCAGAACCAGCCTTCGCCATCTGGACGATCCGGTTCCCAATAGCTGCAGTCCGGATTTTGGGAGTCAAAGTAGCGCTCCGAGATCTCGTCCGGGGCGTCCTCAATGCTGGCCATCTTCACAACTAAACTCTGTTCGACGAGCCATTTCTCGCACTTGTCGCCGTCACCCTCATCGAACGACGGCAGATCCGGGTGCCAGAACATGCCGTTTTCATCCCGCTTTACCGGCCAGTGTTTGATAAGTCCAACGCGATCGACGCGCTCAATCTCTGCTAGCAGCAGGGCTGCTGTGTCGTGCGACTTAACGCCGGCGCCGTTGCAGTCATGACTGAGGCGTTCTTTGAAGTCCGTCCAGGTCAAAGCATCAAGCGCGGCGCCAGTCGCCAAGCTCGGAAACAGCTCGGCCGGTTTGTTTTCTGTGGGCATGGGACAACCTCGTTTGGTTTAGCAAAATCAGATAGGCTAGGTTAATTTTAATTGGGCAATAAATGGGGCGCTTAATGTCTAATAATGATTCTTTGTACCATTACACGGACATATCCGCGGTCGCCGCAATTATCAAAAGCAAGAAACTGTGGCTGACAAATATTGGGTTTCTGAATGACTCTCAAGAGTTCCAGGAAGGACTGGCGGTGGTATCAAAGCGTGCTGATGAGTGGGCCTTTGATGCTGAGCCTGAGATAGAGCGGTTCAAGGCAGGACTTGCTTATACCAAGGGTGTGTTGCAAGCATACAAAGATTTCGCACACAGCAACAATTTGTACACTTGTTCATTTAGTAGGGCTAGAAATTTATTAAGTCAATGGAGGGCTTACGGGAATTTCGCTATTGAGTTTTCAAGGTCTGAGCTGGAGAGGAAGCACGCTCTTTATGAATGTATTTATGATTCTGTAGATAAAAAATATCATTCAGAAGGGTTGATACGGAGTTTGGTGGATAAATCTTCCGTTTATATGACGTCAAAACTAAATACTTCGACAGATCATTTGCAGGCGTTTACTGCTGGGATAAGTATTATTAAAAATAATCATTTTGAAGCCGAGCACGAAGTCCGCATTATTGGTAAAAGCGACTATGAGCGTTCAGGTGTGCTTCACCGCGCACGCGGTGATTACCTAATTCCATATATGGAAATCGATTTTCCGATTGAGAGCGTATTAGCGATCCATGTTGGTCCAGTCTCAAATCAAGAACTCGCAGGAAGGTCTTTGGAATCTCTTCTCTACGCCTGCGGTTTGCGCAATTTGCCTATCGTTTTTTCCGACATTCCCTATCGGTCATAATTCGTAGCCCCGGCATCACATGACTGACGTAATTCGAAGAAGTGGGGAGGCGCTATGCTGAGCTGATACCTTTGTGAGGATGCTCAGATGGCCAGATGCAAAAAGTGTGATGAAGAACTTCGGTTCGATCTGGATGACAGCAAGGATCAAATCGAAATTCCCTGCCCAAAATGCAGTGCCCGGCATGTGATTCGATGGGTCGCCTCGTCATCGGATATTCCGGGAGCACAGTTTGAGGTCCAGCTGGTCGACGGAGGTGGATTTGACCATGGCAATGGGTAAAAGCCACATAAGCAGTAAGTGAGTAAGGGTCAGGCGGTTACGGATAGAGTTAGGGTTTCGTCGCAGCCGCGCGCGATGCCGGCATGTAGATCAACTCTGCGGCCGGCAAGCATTCCCGCGATTTGCGCATTAAGGTCGATGTCGACATCGCGCGCTTTACGGGCTTTGCCCACGCCTTTGTTTGCAAGGTACTCGGTGATCAGTGTCTTGTCTTGAGCTTCGACGGCGATGATGTCGCGGCCGTCGCTTGCTGACGTGATATCGTCTTCGCCTTTCGGTACAAGGGCGCTAAGCTTTCCGTAAACCTCGTTGACCCATGCGAGGGCGAAGTGGTCGCCTGCCGTCTCGGCTGAGTAGGAGCTGCGGTAGACACCCGAACGCACCATTGCCACGTATTCCTTGCGGGCAAATTTCAGCTTTGTCAGTAGCGCTTCAAACGCATACAGCGCGATGTGCTGTGCAGGTGTCACCCCCACAAAGGAAGTGCGGGCGATGATTCGATTCTTTTCACTGCAGTACTGCCGACCGTACAAAGAGGTGCACCCGAAAACGTGGGCAACTGCACCGCTCAGGTTCCGCTCCCACGTCGGCAGGCGTTCGGCCCGGTAGAATTGCGACTCGACTTCGCCGACGTCGCTCAGCTTCACATCCATTTCGGTCAGCCGGTACTCGCGCATCAGCGCCTGTGCCTGCCGAAGCGCCGTTGCAGCCTCGTTCTCGTTGGCACTCTGCGCCAATGCCAGGCAGTGCTTGATCTTGCGAATCGCGCGCTCGAGTTTCTTTTCGTCGATCTGTCGTGCGGACATAGGGGATCCTCGCAGGTATATTGCGATGTGGAAGGGGGGAGGAGGAGCAAAATGAGTTTTTGTTTGGCAATTACTGAGGCGGATTGGTCTCTGACTAAGGACGTGTTCTCCATTGTAGGGACAGTATTTACTGCGCTTGGAGTAATTGTTGCGAGCTATGTAGGTTTGAACGGCCTAAAAACATGGAGACGCCAAATCAGAGGGAATAATGATCACGAGCTTTCGAGAAGGATGCTTGTAGAGTCTTATAGGTTTAAAAAAGCTTTTTTTTACGCTAGGAGGCCAGCGATATATCCTCATGAAGTTCGAGAAAATGGGGATCCTGCATTCGGCGGTGATCCTATTGATCGATTCAAGCGTCAAAAGCTAGGGTTTCAACGCAGGATAGACGTCTTCAACAAAGAATTCGCTGCGCTCTCAGCGTCCATGTTTGAAGCTGAGGCGCTTTGGGGACAAGGTATTGTTCAAAGCATTAGATATGTTGAAATGCTAAAGGATGAGTACGAAGATTACATCGCTATAAAGTTAATGGCCATGGATCCAGAAGAGAGCGACGAAGATCGGCAGGACTACGAGGGGTTCTTAGGTGATAGGCGCACGGTTTTAAGAAGTAGATTGGGTGAGGTTGACGAGTTTGGCGATGAAGTGCAAAGTGCATTAACTAGCCTCGAAGCAATGTTGAAGGCTAAGTTGGTGGCCTAATCTTTATGGTGCATCAGGGGTTAACGATGACACGTTGAACCTGGCGTGATCGCAGAAGTTGGTTATTTGTGTTCGGCCCGGCATGGAGCCGGATATAGGAGTTACGTGTGGGGGCTATTGAGCTGAGTGATCTGCGTGGCTATTTCAAAGAGTTAGCAGGGCCTGCGTTCGAGGAATTCTGGTTTGAATATCAAGCAGACCTCCCAGTCGACAGGGGAAGATTCACGCTCATTTACCGACGTCTTGTTACAGCTGTTTTCTTCCTTAACCACATGACTGATAAGGCCGCCAAGTTGAGGGGGGCCAATAGTCCAGGGGATGTCATCAGCGCGGTTAAGGTTTCAGACGTGAGCGCCGGAATTGCCCTCGACGTGTGCCGACAGCTAACGAATGATGTAAAGCACCCAAAGACGCAGCCACAAACATTCAGCTCCCGAGACCGAACCGAAACTGATGAGACAGGTGTCCATCAGTTGCCTTGCTGGATTTACACGGACAAGTCCGGTGCAAAACACGAACTGTGCGATATCGCTCAGCGCGCGTGGCGGTACTGGATCGATTTCCGCCATGAAAGGTAGAGCATCCCGAAGCGCTGTCTTTCTTGACCGCTGGTGGCAATTTGGGAGGGTTTCGGGTGTGGTGTCCTCAGCATAAAGGAGCTTCAAATGGCATCAGTCCCCGTATGGGTCTCTTTGGTTACTGCAGTGCTTGGTGGAGGCTTAGTTTCTGGAAGTATTACCTTTATGCTTGAATCCAAGCGAACCGAGAGAAATCTACTTAGAGCCAAACTGGAAGAGCTGCATACAGCGTTTGATAGGACAGCGAGAAATCTTACGACGCTGCATGAGCTATTGAGCCAATATGCCAATAGAGAATCGGATCTTAAAAGCTTCTTGGATCAATCAGTCGCCTACGTTGATAAGCTTTCCGAGCCTACCGCCGAGAGAGTCTCATCGCTGTGTGCGATTTACTTTCCGGAGCTTGTGATTTGTCATAAGTCATTTGAAAGGGCGCGTGAGCGTTTTACTGGCTTACTAAAAGATCAGCCCAGGCTCACCTTACGACCAGAAGGATTCGATGTAGCAGTAGAGGAGTCCTATGCGTTTTTGAAAGAAATGGATCAGGCAATGCGTAAAGCAATCTACAGATCCGCTGCCACCATCAACTTGGCGTGGATGACGCGTCTTCTCATCAAACTGAAGTTGATGGGAAAATAATTTCATCGCCGGGGTCTCGCTTTATATCCGCTAGGCTTTGATTGTGAAACTCCTGCGCCATGTTTTCGCCAATCACGATTTCGTGGCGCGCTTTCAACGCCTCCAGCGCACAGTCACGCCCAAGAGAATCAACGTAAAACAGGCAGCCCACTGAGGCTTGTTCGGTGTCCTCGTTCCAGGCCATGAGGTCTTCCAGCTTCTGCCGCGTGCCGAACCTGCAACGGTGCCGCAACTCCTTCTAGTCGAACTCGATCCGCTTCAGCGCGGCCTTCGCCGATCGCTCCTGTCCAGTCTTGGCCATGGCCTACCTTTTCAATTCCGCTGGCCGGCAAGTCACCGGCTGGTGTATGTATTCTCCCTGCTCACACTGGCAGGAGGCCGACATGAGGTTGCAGAGTGATGTAGATGCGCTAGCGGCTATCGAAGAGGACGCTAAAGCGATGCTGAAACGGATAGGGCTGCCGGACGACGCGGTGACGCTGGAGGTGGTTGTGTTCCTTCGGGAGGTTATCGACCTGGCCAGCTACATGGAGTCGGCACATCAAATCGTTGAGCCACCGAGTTTCGTCTGAGCTGGCGTATTGCCGATCGTTGCGGTATTTGTGTTCGGCCCGGCATGGAGGCGAACTCCATGCACTGAAGCCGCTCGATATGACTCTAAACAGCTGAAGGATCGCAGAATGGACCAACCCGCCTTGGATAATGCTCTGAATCTCAGGGGCTTCTTATCCCCATCAATGGATTTCGTGCGAGAGAAACTCAGGACTACCTATGCACAGTCCTTTGAAATCGCTGAGTCTGCATCTGACGATGCTCAACGCTCGATGATGGCGGCAGGCGTTGACTGGCAAGAACCGCACATGTTGGCTGCTTTGATTTTTCTGCAGCGGACAGTAAGAAGTTGTCAGGCTGCAATTATTTTATGCGAAAGCGGACTCGTCGTAGATGCTCAAACCGTGACGCGTTCAGCGGCGGAGGCTATGTTTCATGGCGTGGCTTTAATCAATGATCCATCCACATTTTCAAGGATCTCTCGGCAATCCGACATAGACGAGAGAAAGCAAGCTAAGGCGATGATCGACTCCCTATCGACTAGAGGCTTGACCGACCAGAACATAGCGGATCTCACTGAAGTCATTCGCCGGGGCGAGGGTAGTGCTCCAGGTTTTTCAACATATGACGCCGCCCGAATTGCTAACCTCATGCCGATATACGACACCCTTTACCGCGGCCTATCGGTAGCAGCGAGCCACGCAACCTTTAGGTCGATGGATTCTTCGCTCCAAGTCTCGGATGAGCAAGTTGGATTGATAACAGGGCCAACTGACTACCACCTTGAATTTACGCTAGGTCTTGTGCAGAGCTGTCTGGATATAGCTTGTAAGGCTTTAGATGAGAACTTCGTTTCTGAATGATTTAAGGGGCGGTAACTAAACCGTCGGCGCATCGACTTCGTCTTCTGGCTCTGGCGGGTCGTCGGCGAGCGACTTCATTCCAGCTGCCCGAATAATGCGCGACACTTTTTCAGTAACAACGAAAGGTGTCATGACACACTGCAGCATCTTGGCCTGGGTCTCGATGTCGGCGGCGATCAGGTTTCGCAGCAGATTCTGATACACTTCCTGCTGGTTGTTGAAGCCGTGGGTGGCCATGACCCGCTTGAGGTCTGGCTTGAACACGCCGGCCACCTCAATCGTAAACTTCTCGACGCCCAATGCAGCGTCCTTTGCTGCTGCCTTCTCGCGCTTTCTGCGCTGCTTCTTGGCTTCCTCCGTCAGTTCCTTTTCCTCGGCCATGGCCTACCTCAATTCCGCTGGCAGGTAAGTCCAGCCAGGTCTGTCGGCGGCGTGTCGTCGCCTGGTTACTGATGCGTTTCATGAGTTGAACTTGAATCCGTTCTCGCTGGCGATCAGCGCAACCCGCTTGACGTGCATGTGCAGTGTCTTGGCCGTATCGCTGATGGTCTTGCCGGCTTCGGCCAGTTCGCGCACCTTCGGGGCGATCTTGTTGCGCTCGACGCGCAGACGGTCGTGGTGCGGTGTGGATGCCAGCTTTGGATCGCCAGTGACGCCACTGGGGATTTGCTGAGCCTTACCGCCGGAACCGAAGAACTGATCAAGTTGCTGGTTCAGGTTGTCGAGCAACTTGTCTCGTGGGTTTGGCATTGGTGCACCTATCAATGCACACCTTCCGCCAGGCGATTGACCTGCTTTTCGAATGCGATCGCCATGTTCAGCGCGACCTGATAATTGAAGCGAAAGGCCTTTGTCTTGCCGGTGACCAGGTCAACGATGTGGTAGGCATTGCCGACCGTCCTCACCTGAAAGCGCACTTTCTTATCCGGCGCCGCCAGACCTGCGAGTCGGGCAAACTCTCCACGGGCTGCGTGGGAGCGAACAAACAAGGCGTTGAGAACTTCCCTACGCTGTTGCGTCAGTGGGTGCATTTCGACCTGAGCAATTTCTGTTGCGTGCTTCATGGTTGATTACCTGTCGGTTGTCATCCCAAGCAGCCCTCGCGAGAAGGCTGCTCAGTGATGCTTTCCGTCCAATTGCCGCCGGAGGGGGCGGGGCGCATTGCTTGCCGGGTCATTCACTCGGTTCTGGCGTTTCACCATCGGGCAGCCGTACAAGGTTTTCCCTGTCGTTGGCAGGCTTTCGGGCCTGTCTGCTCGCCGGTCGCCGGTAGAGGCAATGCGGTCTGTTTTTTGTAGCGCTGACTGTTAAAGAGCGGCGGTTCTGTTGAGGTCTTTCGCAGTGGCTGTGTGTCGCTGCGATGGGTGTAAAATAACCGCCGGTTTCGTCGCGGTCAATACCGGCGGTTAATTTATTTCTCGAAAAATTTGGGTATCCTTTGACTTTGCTGTATGGATGTACAGCTATCAGGGGCGAAGAGATGGCAATGGCAAAAAAACAAAATCAACCTGAGAGAGGCCCTATGTCAGGTCTGGAGCGGCTATCGCTCAGGGTGTCGTCGATGATCAATCACCCGGTCGCGCAGATTCAGCGATGGGTGACGATCCATCGGCTGGACACGGATGGTGATAGGGAGTGGGAGGAGGTAATGGAGCTGCTGTCCGAGACGGAGTGCATGGACATGACGTTCAACGACGATGAGTCGGTGACGCTGAGATGGGAAGCGAAGGGCGACCAGATGCTAGAGGTTGAGAATGTTTTCGAGGCGGAGGAATTGGCGCCATTTTAAAACTTAAAAGGGTGGCGCAAGCCACCCAACTTGCCAAGTTTTGTTACTGGTTGGGCTGGGTTTCGCTCGCAGAAAACGGCGTGGTGATATGGGTTCGTCCTTTTTCGAAATCAGCCCTAGCGTTTTGAAGTTTAGTTTGGAAATCTTCAAGTTGAATTCGAGTTTTCTGTTTGAATTCCTCACTGCAAGATTTATCTTTTAAATGTTTTTTGCAGACGCTAATTGAGGATTTTAGGCTGGAAATGATTCTAGTAAGCTCAGCGGGGTCGTCAATTCTTATATAAACCTTAAGCAGCCATAGCGATAGAAACGGGGAGATAATTCCGCTGGATGCCATAATCCCTTGGGTGATAGCAGGAATGCCAATAACAGATGTGGCGGCCAAAGCAGCACCGTTAACAACGGAGGTAGATAATGCCATGAACATGTTGTTATTCATTTAGCTGCATCCAGGTGCTTTATTTCTTCGGGGGTCAATTTTCTGAATGAGGCGCTTCTGAAAAGCTTTTGCTTTATATAGTAAGCTTCCGTAATGCTGCCATTCAATTGATATTGTAGGATCGTATCTCTCGGAAGTACGACGTAAGATAAGTGTCGCACGGCTTTTCTGGTGAAAATAAAAATCAACGGAGAGGTTAAGATAAGAACAAGCCATCCTATTGCTTGGGCTATCATTAAAGTTGACCACATGTCATTCTCTGCCGTTAGTTATGTTCGCTGATAATTCTGACTATATCATAACTGGTTTTTGTACCACTAATGTTTATTGTGTCAGTTTTTTGAAGCTCGACTGTATAAAACTTTTCTTTCTGAAAAGCTTCTTCGTTTGACGCAACTTTTGACAGAAATGCGTCGTCGCGAATAGTCACTGACACTTCAAGTCCGTCTTTGCTCTGAATAGTCCAGCCGCGGCGACTTTTGAAGTTGAGCTTAGTGAATTGAACGACCTTTTGGAAAATTTCCTTAGATTCTTTTTCGGTCACGTCAGAGCGAATAGGAGTGAAGTTCTTGATTTCGGGTTCAGCAAGAACAACTTCAGCGTTTTCAGATATGAAAGAGATTGTAGCTTGATCTCTCCCTTGAAGCGGCGCTTGAATCACTTTGTGAAGCGCTTGTCGTATCTCTCTGCTGGATACCAATTGGGCAACATTGGAATTGGTTTTAATCTCTCCGTCCTTTGTGAAAAGGGTTGCTTCCTTTGTTTTTGCATCGATGACTACTCTATCGATCTTCGTGTCTTTAAGTCGATCGATTATTCCAATCGCAGTGGCCGCGCTTGCCACTGCACCTACCACACTTATACCGATGGCTTTCATGACAGTTAGAGTTGTTAGCGGATCTGCGACTATCGCGAAAACAATTTCTAATGAACCTTCTTGTGCCGGGGCAAGTACTTTCAACTCGGCTTCAGATGCTCCGTTGCTTACTATAGAAGCGGCCTTGGTTATTAGTTCATGCATGCCCACAATAGCATTGCCTAAATCCTTTGCATTGATCTTGTGATTTTCAAGGTCGCCAGGGGCATCATATGAGATTTTGAATTCCGTTTGCGTTGTGTTGTCCATCTTGTCCCCTGAAAATTAAGTGTTGGTATATTTAAATTATGTATTTTTTATAAAAGCTGGGAGTTCCACACCAATAGAATCTTAGCTTGGATATAAGTATCCTCCGCTCGAATAGTTTGGGGTGGATATCTCGTATTATCCGAGATCATTGAGAGTTGCTCGTCCCCTAACCATTGTAGTCGCTTGATGTAAAGGTGATCCTCCCAAGAAAACATGTAGATCCCATCCCCTACGAATTCTCGGATACTGATGTCGACCAGCAGCGGGTCGCGATGCTTAATCGTCGGCGCCATCGACTGACCCCAGCCGGTCACCATTTTCAGATGGAAATGCTCTTCAAACTCGACACCCATCTCGCGAAGATGCAGGGGGCTCACCCGGACATCCTGCAGCATCTCTGGATAGTCATGGGGGATCTGGCCGCCACCCATTGCTGCACGGACGTCATAGTGCGCGATCCAAACCTCATCACCGACAACGCCTGGCCGGTAGTAGTCAATCTCGATGGCGCCCCCGGCATCATCTGCTTCAGCAGCGGCCATCAATCGTTGCCTGGCAGCGTCAGTAAGTCCTTTACCCTGCTTATCTAGCATCTGACGAACCATCTCAGCGGCTGAGAGCGTCGATGTCGCTTCGGCGACACTTGTCAGCCCGCTGATCTCTCGCGCAAGTCGCTTACTGAAGCGCTCTACTGGCACGCCAAGTAAGCGTGATAGAACCGCCGCAAACTTGGCGTTCAGCGGATTCGTTCCGTTCAAGTACATCGCCACCGCGGCGGCGGAGATATCAGCCTCTGCAGCAAGACTCGCCTGTGTCAATCCGAGCGCGTTCTTCTTCGATACGAAAAGCGCCTTTGCGGCGTCGCATTCAGCTTTTAGCTCTGGGGATAGCTCTTTCTTTTTGCTCATCCGTGAAATTTAACCGTTGGTTAATTTTATTGCGGCAACCGCCGGTGTTGCTACGAAGCTAACCGGCGGTTAATATTGATGCTGACAAAGTTTGCTGAGGCAACGACATGAAAAAGACGCCACTGCCAGAACTGGTCGAGCGAATTGGTCAGTCCGCTGTCGCCAAGGGCCTTGGCGTTAGCGCACCAGCCATTTCCAAAGCCTTGAAGGCGGCCAGGGAAATCCTAGTCATCGAACATGAGGACGGGAAGTTTACAGCGGAAGAGGTTCGTCCGTTTCCGTGCCAACTGCCGGTGCAGAGAGCCGCTACGTGACACTCCCGCTCACCGATCCACTGAGCAAATGATCGCTCCTGCATTAGCAGGGCGCCACGTAAAGAATTTCGAGGTGTTACATGCAGGAATTGATGAAGGCGATCTACGACGTGGTTGACGACCATGGCACCAAGAAAATCGCCGAAGGCGCGGACTTCAAGTCACGGACGCTTCTTTCCCAGAAGGCAAACCCGGACTACGACACCCACCGCATGAACGTTGAAGAGCTGCATCGGATCATGAAGTTCACCCAAGACTTCCGTCCGCTCAAAGCATGGGCGGAGGCGTTCGGTTTCGACCTGGCTCCGAAGGAAAAACCGGAAGGCATCAATCTCAACGCAGCACTTCTACGACTGCATGCCGACCTTGCTGACGTTACTCGGCTTGCGTTCGACGCGCAGGCTGATGGGCGCGTTTGCTCGGTCGAAAAAACGACCCTGCTCAAGGAGGCGGAGGAAGTGATCGTCAGCCTGGAAGTGTTTAAGCAGTCCGTGAAGGCAGCCTGAATAGCAGACACAAAAAAGCCGACGGAGAAGGTCGGCTGATTCGCAAAACTAGAGAGACCCGATTATGCAGAGCCAGCCAAATTCTAGCAACACCCAGAACAATGTCGCGACACGTTTTCAGAGTTCGCAAAGAGTGTCGCAACACACGTCATCTCGTTTTGCCGAATTGAATATCGGAGCCTCGCTGTGAGCGTTCAAGCAATGTCATGGGCGCTGTCTTTGCCCACGCAAGTTCTCAAGGATGCCAGCGCACGGCACGTTCTGCTGTGCCTGGCCAACTATGCGGGATCGAACGGTACTGGCGCGTTTCCGTCAGCTTCCACCCTGGCCCAGGACACCGGTCTATCCGAGCGTACCGTGCGTTACAAGTTAGATGACCTGGAGAAGTCGGGACTGATCAAGCAGGGCAATCAGGCGATTGCTGCTGTTCACATTGATCGCTATGACCGACGCCCAGTCGTTTACGACCTCCAATTATTGCGGGGTGCAAATGCTGCACCCCGTTCCGAGCGGGGTGCAAATGACGGCACGGGGTGCAATCCACAACAGAACGGGGTGCAAGCTACAACAGAGCGGGGTGCAGCGGCTGCACCCAATACGTCAATTAACCATCAGGTAACCGAACAGCAGCTGCAGCGCGAGTTTTCTGGCGTGGTCGATGATCAGGATCGACGAGCTCTCGAAGATCCTCGCCAGCGCTTTTCGATGTTTGCCGACTGGGAGTTCAGCGCTAAACAGTTGGAAGACCAGCTTCGCCTGATGTGCTTGCCGATCTCATCGGCTACCGATGAGTTGATCAACTCGTTCAAAGGTTTCTTCATCGCCAAACCCGATACCCGCGACAACGCCGCCGGCTGGTGCCACCGCCTTGCCAAGTGGATCAAGCGAGATCGCGCTGTGAAGTCCGGCGACATTGAGGAAGAGATGGATGCGACCGGTGACTGGACTGCCAAGGGGGTTCGGTTATGAAATCTTCACGCGATCTTATTGCCGAACGGCGAACCGACCCTACCTACAAGCCGACGTCCGACCCAGTAGTGGCCGAGGTTGATCCATCGACCAAAGCTGTCATCGACGATTTGTTCCTGCGTCTTCGCGGTGCCTGTGGCGCATGGCGCCAGTCTTGGCCGACTGAGACCGTGATGAACGCCTCGAAGCTTGAATGGCTCGGCGAGTTCATGCGCTCCGGGATCAACCGGATGGAGCAAATCGACCACGGCATGCGCGTCCTGAGTGCGAGTAAGTCGGCATTTGTTCCGGCGCCTGGGGTTTTCGTTAGCTGGTGCTTTGCCCCTGAAGGGCTGGGATTGCCGAGCGTCGAAAAGGCGTACGCCCAGGGTCTTCGCAACTGCCATCCCGCTATGCGTGATTCGGCCAAGTGGATGCACGCTGCGGTCTACCACGCTACTGCGGCCGCTGGTTTTCATGGCCTGCCATTGCTCTCGCGTGAACTTGGTTTGGCGAGCTTCGAGCGTCACTACTTGGCCCAGTGCAGGAAGATCTGGAAGGGTGAACCCCTAGGCTCTATCCCTATTGCTGAACTTGCTGCGCCTAAGCCTGATCGCAACCCCGAAGTGGGTAACACCGCTTTGGCCAACTTGCGCGCGATGCGTGCGGGGAGGGCAGAACGTGTCTGACCGTCGCCTTGCTGTACCTGAAATCGATACCTATCGCTTCGCAGTGTTCTGCTGCTCGTTCAAGGTCGATTTGAGTTCGCCGCCTGATCACGCGCTGGCGCTGTTTGCCGACGAGGCCATGGCCAAGCGTTATGGCTCGTGGATGTGGCCTGGGACCTACGAAGTCGTCGACGTCGTGACGGGGAAGCCTGCATGCGAGTGAGCTCGAAGAAGCTTCGCGCCTCGGCCAATGGCCAAGAGTGCACCGTCCGGATGCCAGGCATCTGCAATCACAATCCAGAAACCACCGTCCTCGCGCATCTGCTTTGCAGGCAGAAGGGCATGGGCATGAAAGGCTTTGACACCGTGGCGGTGTACGCGTGCAGCGCTTGCCACGACGTGATCGACGGCCGCGCGGCCGGCGAGATCGACTGGCAGGACGTGCCGCGCGCCATCGCCGAAACCCACGAAGCCCTGATCAGGGCTGGAATTCTCACCGTGAAGGGGGCCGCATGAGTACCGCCGCGGTGAAGATCACCGAAGCTGAGATCAAGCGCCAAGTGGCCGGCAACGTACAGGACGTACGCGACATTGAGAATAAGGGCCTGTACCTGCGCTTCAACAAGGCTCGAACCGGTGGCTCGTGGTACCTGGTGTTGAAGGGCAAGTGGAATCCCATCGGCACGTTCCCCGAGCTGACTCACAAACAGGTTGTAGCGGCGCTGCCGTCGCTTCGGCTGCGTCTGGCCGCCGGGGAGGGCGCGAGCCTGTCGAAGTGGAACACTGTCGGCGAACTGCTTGACTGGTTCGCTGACCGCATGTCGCGCGATCGCAATCTGTCGACCAAGCGCAAGAATACCGGCGCCTCGATCATCAAGTGCCATCTGAAACCGCGCCTCGGTGAACGACCACTGATCGGCATCGACAAGGCTGCACTCGATACCCTGCTGATGTGGCCGCTGCAGGAGACGGTTTCCATCGACTACGTGCGTTCCGCGTTTCAGCTGTTGGCCTTGTCATTCCGGCAGGCGGCCAAGCTGGGGATGATCACGCCCAACCCGATGGCAGCGATCCGGTTCAACGACTTCTCTAAGGCAAAGGTCGGCATCAAGCCGTCCCGTCTGCGCGGCGTTCAGTTGGAAGGCCTGCTCGGGCAACTGGCCGAAGTCATGAGCACCGCGCCGCTGGATTCGATGCTCGCACTGATGATGCTCTGCCATGGCACGCGGATCGGTGAAACCCGGATGGCGCGCTGGTCGCACATCAGCCTGGCCGAACGCGAATGGTTCATCCCGGCCGAGAACACGAAAACCGGTGTCGAGCATCACCTGCCTCTGACCGAGCAAGTGTGCACGCTGCTGACCCGGTATCGAGAAGGCCAATACGCTCGAGGCTATGAGGGCCAGTGCCTGTTCCCTGCACGGAATGGCAAGGCGCTGGGCGAGGCTCAGGGCTGCGCAGTGTTTCGAAGACTGGGGCAGGGCGAGTGGACCAGTCACGACCTGCGCAAGGTGGCCCGTACTGGCTGGGCAGACCTCGGCATCGACCACCTAATTGGGGAATTGCTGATCAACCACGCGATGGGCCACAACGTGAAGGTTTACATCCAGTCGGACGTGATGAGCCGCAAGCGTGATGCCCTCGAGCAGTGGCACGCGCATCTAGATCAGAAAGGCTTTACGGCTATTCACGGATTGACCGGCTTTAGATTTGAAGATTCCGGTAATCCGCTGCAAGCCACAGACCATAAGGCCTGCAAGGCCATTGAAGAAACAACCATAGGCGAGGTTTAAAAAATGGATAAAAAGACTCATGGCCCCGCTTTTGTGCGCCGCCGGATCTCTCTCACCGACTGCCCGTCCTGTGCCGGAAAAGGGTTGGTCAAGGGCGTGTTCCATCAGTTGGACTGCATCGGCTGCCACGCTTCCGGCTTGGTGCATGCCGAGACGCTCGAACCGCTGCCGGTGGATGATCTAATTGTTCAGCTCGGCATGCTGATCCGCCAAGAGCGGCACCGTGCGCCATTGCCGTCGGATCCGCTGACCACCGCCGACCTGTACCAGCAAGCCAACACTCGCGGGCCTGGTGGTTCGGCCTATAAAGGGGACTGATCATGGCGAGAACGAAGAATTTCACCGAGCGCACCGCCGAGGATCTGCTGGAGCATTGGGGGCGCTGGGTCGTGCTGGGCTCAGGCGTGTCGTGCTGTGCATCCCGCGAAAACACACTACACACGCCCATGATCACTGACGACGATGCGCTGATGATTGACGGCCTGATGGGGCGCCTGATTAAGCGCTACCCGGAATGCGGACAGGTGCTGATGCGCTACTACACCAGCCGGGACACATCGCTGATGGAGGTTGGCAAGAAGATGAAGTTCGGTGAAGAGAAAACAAGGCAACTCTGGAAAGCTGGTGTTGCTTGGATTGATGGGGCGCTAGACTTTAGGCGTCAAGCAGCCTGATTCTTTGAATGGTGGGGCTTGCGAAGGCCCTTTAATTACTCAAGGAGTTGAAATGCCGGACAGTAAAAATCTTGCAGCCTACCTCGTTTCAGCCGCTGCTCTACTTGGTCCACTAGCGTACATATTGTTCGCATTTCACGAGCAGGGAAGGCTGAGTTATTTCGGTGCTCCATTCGATTTCTTGCAGATTTCTTCTTTCGGAATTTTGCCGGTGACTACCACCATTTACCCATGGATCCTAGTCACCTTCATGGTCTTCAGCCTTGTATCGATGGTTCGCTTTTCCGCTCCTGGTCACCAAGTGGTGCTAATCGCTGCTGCTTTCGCGTACGTGACAGCTGTGTTGTTTTACGTATCGCTAACATTGCTTTGGCAGAGCATTTTCGCTTGCCTGACTGCGCTGGGCTTGGGGGTGGCGATCTTCAAAAATCCTCACTTCCCAGGTCCTGGGAATGAGATCTCTAAGCCACCTCTTGAGCCTCAGCACATTTCGATAAAGCACTTTGCTCAAGCTAAGCGTTACGTCTTAGCTTTGGGTGGTGTGGCGATATTTGTTCTTGTATTTACTGCGCTGGGCAAGAAGGAAGCTGCCACGCAAGAGTTCTATTGGAAAACGCAAGATGGTGTGGTGCTTGGATTTTACGGCGAGCAGGTGCTCATAGGAGAGTTGCGTGGATATGAGGTAGGCCCTGAATTCCGTTTTGTTGAGCTGAAGTCAATTCAAGGCTCAATGAAGTTGCTTCGGATGGGACCTCTCAAGGCTGCACCCATGTGGAAAACTCCGGGTCCGGGATTTTGAGCGATCCCGTCTATTGACAGGACCGGGGACTGGATATAGATTTCAGTTACTTTGCGGTTTTTCCGCGAGCAAAGCCCGACTCTGAAGTTGGGCTTTTGCATTTTTGGGGGATTCGAATTGGGTATCAACGAAATAGCGATTGCAATCGAGGCCCAAGAGAATCTTGAGGCTCCCAAAAAAGTCGTGCGCATACGATTGAGAGCTGATTTTTACGAGAGCCTCACTCAGTCCGCTGCAGACAATGGTTTTTTTGGAATGGTTGCGACTGGACCTGAGACTGTCGAACCAACCATTCTTGGCATCCCTTTTGTGACATGCGCTCAGCTGCAGGATTTTGCACTGGAATTGGAATAGCTTTAGATCTCTCTGCTACAGTGGTTTTTTGACCCTGCAATGGAGGCTACATGTCTAAGTTTCACATCATTGAGGGTAACGGCGCTGGCACTGGTCGCAAGTATTTCCAAGTATTCATTGGTGGTAAGGCAGTAGGTAATCCGTGTCTTACGAGAGAAGACGCGGAAGGGCTCATCAAGCTATTCGAGCAAAGAGAAGCCGAAGCGCTTGCTGAGCGAGAAGCCGAACAGCAGAAGCCAGCAGGTCCATCCCTCAGGATGTAAGTAGCAATCCCCATTATTGAGCCCGGCCAAGTGCCGGGCTTTTTCGTTTTCGGCTCCACCACACCCATCGCCCCGAGCTGGGAGTGCTGCTGGGGCCGAACCTATCAATGACGCCACCAAGGCTTAAGCAATGACAAACGAACAGCAAGCGCTGGCAGAGATGCCGATTTGGTTAGTGATCGTCCTGGCCTTGGTCGGTGGCGTGTCGGGAGAGATGTGGCGCGCCGACAAGGACGGGGCGCGGGGCTGGGCGTTGTTACGCCGGCTCGCGCTTCGCTCCGGTGCCTGCATTGTCTGCGGGGTGACGGCGATGATGTTGATGATCGCGGCGGGTATGTCGCTCTGGACGGCGGGCGCCTTGGGTTGCCTCACCGCGATGGCGGGCGCGGATGTTGCCATCGGCTTGTACGAACGCTGGGCCGCCAAGCGGCTTGGCGTGTGCGATGTCCCGCCGAATGGCGGCGGGCCAGCCTAAAATCGCCGGGGACCCTGGGGGTATTCGGAGGGTACGGGGTCGGAAACCCGCGGGAAAGCGTTAGCCGCAGGGCTGGAAAGTTAGTTGACAGCGGTTGACAGGTTGACAAGGAATGCCGGGTTTTCAGCGACAGAATTTGCGTGATCCAAACAAAGGTTTTTAGTGAAGTCCCCCCGGTTCTATTGGGCTGTAGGCGTTTTCATGCCTGTTCAATTTCTTGAACAGCAGCCCCTGTGCAATGGCCAGAAGGCTTGTCAACTAAGCCGGGTTAGTTGACAGGCTTAACAAGCCACGACGATGGAGGCCGCATGGCTTTTGTAACTCGCAAGGAGTACTGCGAGCTGAAGGGGTGGTCGAGGCAGTACGTCGGCAAGCTGGTCAAGAATGAACGACTGGTTCTGAACGCTGCCGGGCAGATTGATGTGGAGGCCAGTGAGCAGCTTCTGGCCATGACGAGCGACCCGAGTAAGGCCGCCGTCGCCGCTCGACATGAGCGCAATCGCCCGAAGCGGAGTGATCAGCCACCGCTGGAAATAGTCATCGCAGACTTTGTAGATGACCCCTCTGATCAGGTACCCGACTTTCAAAAGTCACGCGCGCTTCGTGAGCACTACCTATCGCTTCAGGAGAAAGACAACTTCCTTAAAGCCCGAGGCACCTTGGTAGAGCGAAAAGCGGTCGAAGATGCGGCCTATAACGCCGGTCGTTTACTGCGTGATCTTTTGCTTGGAATGGCGCCACAGCTATCGCCGGAACTGGCCTCGCTGTCTGATCCATGGCAAATCGAAAAGCGTCTGACGTCGGCTTTGCGACAAACACTGGAAGATGCTGAGCGGCTGTCAGCAGCAGATCTACAACAAGCCATTACCCCGAGCTAAACCTATGTCCTTAGAAATGTCGAACGGTGCGACGGTGTACCGCGAAGCGTATTTCCGTGGGCAGCGACCAGAGCCAGATGTCTGGATTGATCAGTGGGCCGACGAGTACATGCGCATCCCGCGCGACACGGGTGCGGCCGAGCCTGGTCAATACCACACTTCGCGCACCCCTTATGCGCGTGAGCCGATGCGCTGTCTGTCACCTGCCCACCCGTGCAAACGGGTGGTGACCATGGTGGCTTCGCAGTTGATGAAGACGCAGATCGCCTTGAACTGGATCGGCGGCCTGATCCATATGGCCCCGTCCAACATCCTGACGTTGTTGCCCAGTCTGGGGTTGGCCAAGCGGGTATCGTCGCGGATTGGTAAAACCATCAAGGCTACGCCGGTTCTGCGTGAGCGCGTGGCGTCCAACCGCTCGCGAGATGCGCGCAACACCATGGACACGAAGGAGTTCGAGGGTGGTTCGCTGTACATCACCACGGCCGGTTCTGCGGCCAACCTGGCGGAGCTTTCCGCACGCTACATCTACGGCGACGAGGTTGATCGCTGGAGTGTGGACGTGGGCGAAGAGGGCGACCCGGTCGAACTGGCCGAGACTCGCGGCAGTACTTTCGGCCGTAACGCGAAATTCTATTTTTCCAGTTCGCCCACGGTCAGGGGGGCGTCACGGATCGCTGATCTGTTTGAGGTCAGCGATCAGCGTTACTACTATGTGCCGTGCCCAACCTGCGAGCATATGCAGGTGCTGGAGTGGGAGCGTTTGCATTACTCGGCGGATTTTCAGGTTGTGCATTACCAGTGTGCCGGCCCCGACTGCGACGTACTGATCGAGGAGCGCTATAAGGGCGAGATGCTGGCGAAAGGGGAGTGGCGAGCACACACCCAAGGCGATGGCGAAACCATTGGTTTCAACTTGAATGCGTTGTACTCGCCGCCCGGCTGGACCGGTTGGGCCTCGTTGGCCAAGCAATTCGAGAAGGCTAAAAAGGCTCAGGCCAAAGGCGATCTGGAGCCGATGCAGGTGTTTTACAACACCCGTCTGGCCAAGGTCTGGGATAGCGCTCAGGAGCAAACCTCAGCCGGTGTGCTGATGGATCGGGCGCGACTGGAAAACTACGGGCTTGGCTCAATGCCCGACGGCGTGTTGATGCTGACCGCTTCTGTTGACACCCAAGCCAACCGCCTGGAACTGATGGTGATGGGTTGGGGCGCTGGCATGGAGCGCTGGGTGGTCGACTTTCAAGTGATCTCCGGCGACCCCGCCGATGAGCGCACCTGGGCGGCGCTGGACGAGTTACTCAAGGCCCGTTACCGACACCCTTGTGGTGCTGAGCTGATGATCATGGCTACTGCGGTCGACTCCGGTGGTAACCATACGGATGAGGTTTATCAGTTCTGTCGTATGCGCCGCTGGCGCAGCGTGTTCGCCATCAAGGGGGCGAGCAAGCGGGGCCGGCCGGTGATCGCGCAGCGACCTTCGATGGTCGACGTGACATGGAAGGGCCTGACTGAACGGCATGGCGCCGAGCTATGGATTGTCGGTACCGACACGGCGAAGGACTGGATCTACAACCGCTATGCATTCGACACCGGCCCGGGATCGCTGCACTTTGCCAACGACCTGCCGGATGACTTTTTCGCCCAGTGTGTGGCTGAGCGCAAAGTCACCCGTTACGTCAGGGGGCATAAACGCATCGAATGGACCAAGGGCAAGGCCGAGCGCAACGAAGCGCTCGACCTGTTGGTTTACAACCTGGCCATGGCCCATTACCTCGGCATCAATCGCTACCAGGATCACGATTGGGCGCGGATTCGGCAGGCGGTCATCCAGTCGGCTTCTGGCGATAGTGGCCAACCCGTTCAGAGCGAGCGGCTCAGCCGGCCAGTCGAAACACCGGCAGCACCGCAGGCGCCGCAACCAGCCGTGAAATCACGTCCGACAACGGCCCCCCCACAACGCCGCAGCTCCACCAGTGGCTACCTGAAGAGACGCTGATATGTCATTTACGAAAAAGCACCTCGACGCGGTTGAGGCGGCCATTGCTCGCGGTGAGAAAACTGTGCGCTACACCGACCGTACCGTGGAATACCGCACGGTCGATGAGCTGCTCAAGGCGCGCGAAGAAATACGCTCGTCGCTGGCCAGCGCCGCCGGGCCACGTTCGCGCGTGGTTCGCCTTTATCACGGGGGCAAGGGACTTTAATGGCCCGACATTTTCCGACGTTGACCCGTAACGGCTTTGTGCTGCCGTCCAACATCAAGGCCAGTTACGAAGGCGCTGGTGAAGGCCGCCGATCCGCTAACTGGGACGCTCCCGACAACGGGATCAACAGCATCAACACCCCGGCACTGCGCAATTTGCGGTCGCGCTCCCGGGCAGCGGTTCGCAATGACCCGTATGCCTTCAACGTCATCGACAAGCGCGTCAGCAACCTGATCGGCACCGGCATCACCCCTCGGCCAGCGACCGATGATGATGCCCTGCGCAAGCTGCTGCAGGAGCTGTGGAGCGATTGGGTTGATGAATCTGATGCGGATGACCGCACCGACTTTTACGGCCAGCAGGCGCTGGTGGCGCGCACGGTGGAAACATCGGGCGAGTGCTTCGTCCGGTTGCGTCCTCGCAGTCGGGACGAAGGTTTGGCGGTTCCGCTGCAGTTGCAGATCCTGGCGCCGGAGTTCGTGCCGCACGACAAATTCGAGAGCACCAAGAACGGCAACGTGATCCGAGCCGGCATCGAGTTCACGCCCGGCGGCAAGCGGGTAGCGTATTGGATGTACCTGTCGCACCCGCGTGATGCGGCCTCGTTGAACGCCGGCTACAACCAGCTAGTGCGCGTCCCGGCCACGCAGGTGCTGCACATCTTCGAACCGGTCGAACCTGGCCAGTTGCGCGGTGTGCCGCGCTTGTCGCCGGTTCTGAAACGGCTACGCAGTTTGGACAACTACGACGACGCAGTGCTGTTCCGTCAGGAGGTGGCCAACCTGTTTGCCGGCTTCATCACTCGCCCCCCGCCGGAATCGGGACCCATGCCGCGCGACCCGGTTACCGGTGCGCCGCTGGTTACGGATCGCGATGGTTTTACGCCGATGGTCGCGCTCGAACCCGGCACCATGCAGGAACTCGGTCCGGGCGAAGAGGTGGAATTTTCCAAACCGCCGGACGCGGGCAACAACTACCCGGACTTCATGCGTCAGCAGTTGATGGCTGCAGCGGCGGGTAGCGGTACGCCTTACGAGATCCTCACCGGCGACATGCGCGGCATCAACGATCGAGCGCTGCGGGTGGTACTCAACGAGTTTCGGCGTCGCCTGGAACAACTGCAGTTCAGCGTGTACGTGCATCAACTCTGCCGCCCGGTACGGGCTGCGTGGATGGACATGGCGGTGCTGTCGGGTGTTCTGGTGCTGGACGATTACGCACAGAAGCGCCGCCAGTACCTTCGCACTCGCTGGGTACCGCAAGGCTGGGCCTATATCCAGCCGGTTCAAGACGTGCAGGCGCGAGCGATGGAGGTGAGAGCCGGTTTTTCGTCGCGCAGCGAGATGGTTTTGCGCACTGGCTACGACGCCGAAACGGTCGATCTGGAAAACGCCGCCGATCTGGCGCGGGCCACCTTATTGGGCCTCAACTACAACACCCTTGATGCCGTCGAAGACACCGACGACAAGGAGCAACCATGAGCAAGAGCGCGAAACCGCGTATTTACAACCGCGCCGGCAAACGCGTCGAGGTCAAGGACAAGACCTGGTACGCCGTTAATGCCAGCGGCGAAGCGGCCGATCGAGTGATCGAAGTTTTCGTCTATGGCGAGATCGGCGCGTGGGGTATCACTGCCAATCAGTTCGTGCAGGATCTGCGCGCCATGGATGACGGCGTTTCACCAGTGGTGGCCGCGTTCAACAGCATCGGCGGTGATTTGTTCGATGGTCTGGCCATGCACAACGCGCTGTCGCGGCTGGGCGAGCGCTGCACTGGTCGCATTGATGCACTGGCAGCGAGTGCGGCCAGCGTGGCCGTGTGCGGTGCCCACCGCGTAGTCATCGCGGCGAACGCCATGTTGATGATTCATAACCCCTACACCTATACAGGCGGGGATGCTGAGGACTTTCGCCGGGTCGCTGATGTGCTGGATCAAACCTTGGAGGCGATCATTGCGGCCTATAAGGCCAAGGCGCCCAACATCGACGACGCAGAACTGCGGCGAATGGTTGATGCCGAAACCTGGCTGACTGCCAACGAAGCAGTGGCCCTTGGTCTTGCAGACGAAGTCGGCGACGGCATCAAGGTCAAAGCATGCCTCGGTCAAGGCGCGGTGCTGCAACGGTTCCAGCACGCTCCGGCTGATTTGCTGGCGCAGCTCGACGAGGCACCCGAACCGGATCCGGATCTTGATCCTGTCGAACCGCCGCTGGTGCCGCCTGTAGTCGACTCGACCAAGTTGGCATTGATGGTCACTCAGCGCTGCACGGCGGCGGGCATCAGCAACCTGATCGAGCCGCTGCTCAATTCCACCCAGCTTGAAAGTGAAGAGGTCGTTTTGGCGGGTCTGGCACGCGCCAAGGCGATTAACGACCTCTGCGTGGCCGCGCGGCTGCCGGAATTCAGCGCCGAGTATGTCGCGGCAGGTCTGGATGCGCCGGCGGTGCGGGCGCGTCTGTTCGACAAGATTGTCACCAGCGGTAAGGGCTTTGAGATCGACAACAGTCTGCCGCTGGCGGACGACCTAGCGCCCAAGGTGCTGGCCAAACAACCTGACCCCAACTCGATTTGGGCTGCTCGCCAAGCGGCCCAAACTGGAACCGCGCAAAGCGCGAAAGGAGCAAGAGCATGACCATCAAACAGGAACCGATGCACGCGGGTGAATTCCTGCTGTCCGAGGGCGCCGGCACCATTTCGCGTGAAGCGATCAACGTAGCGGCCGGTCCAGCGTTGTGGCCGGGGCAAATCCTCGGGCTGGTGACCGCCTCCGGTGAATTCGCAGCCTACGAACCGACTGCTGAGGACGGCACCGAAAACGCTGTCGCCATTCTCTACGGCCCGCTGGGCGAATCCGATGTGGTGCGTCGCGGTCGCGCCGTGGTGCGGTTGGCCGAGGTCAGTGAAGCGCATTTGACCGGTCTGGATCTGGCCGCCGAGAAAGCACTCGCCGCGCATTTCGTGATCGTCCGCTAAGTCGATCCTTTTTTTGTATGCATCCCGCCGCGTGCGGGATTTTTCGTTTCTGGAGAGTACCCATGGCCGATATCGCCATTTTTGAAGACGAAGCGTTTACCGTTACCTCGCTGACCGCTGCACTCAATGATCAACCCTACCTGCCGGGCCGCATCAGCGCCCTGGGCCTGTTCCGCGAGGAAGGCATTACCACCCTGACCGTGCAGATTGAAAAGGACGGTGACACCCTGGCACTGGTGCCGGCCGGTGAGCGCGGTGGTTCTGGCCTGGTGGTTGCTGCGAGCAAGCGCAACCTGATCCCGTTCAACACCGTGCACCTGCCGGAGCGTTTCACTATCAAGGCGGATGAGATCCAAGGCATCCGCGCCTTCGGCACTCGCACCGAGCTGCAGGCGGTGCAGGACGTGGTCAATGCGCGTCTGGCTAAGGCGCGTCGTCAGTTGGACGCCACGCATGAGTTCCAGCGCATGGGCGCACTCAACGGCCAGATCCTCGACGCTGATGGTTCGACGGTGCTGCTGGATTTGTATGAGCGCTTCGGTGTGACTCGTCAGAAGTTGCCCATGGGGCTGGCTGATGCCAGTACCGAGCTGCGGGTCAAGTGCGGTGAGGCGCTGGACATGCAGGAGGATGCGCTGGGCAGCGTGACCAGTACAGGCTCGCGCGCTTTCTGCGGTAAGAACTTCTGGAACAAGCTGATTGTTCACAAGTCGGTCAAAGAGACCTACCTCAACAGTCAGCAAGCGGCAGCGCTGCGTGGCGACGCCCGGGAAAGCTTCGAGTTCGGCGGCATCATCTGGGAACGCTACCGTGGCAAGGTCGCCGGCGTGTCGTTCGTGCATGACGACAAGGCGCTGCTGGTTCCGGAAGGCGTGCCGGATCTGTACATCTCGGTGTTCGCCCCGGCTGACTACATGGAAACGGTCAACACTCAAGGGATCCCGTACTACAGCATGATCGAGCCGCTGCCTTTCAACAAAGGCATGGCCGGTGAAGCGCAGTCCAACCCGCTGCACCTGTGCACTCGACCGCGCGCCCAGATCCTGCTGGAACTCTGACCGTGGGCTTTCGCGATCTGATCGCCGACGTCGACGCGGTGGTGTTCGAAACGCTGGGCGACACTGCGCGGATCGAAGGTCGCGAAGAGCCAGTGTTCGGCATGTTTGCCGCGCCCTGGCTGCAACCCAAGTTCGGCAAGCTCAACACCGGTTTGCGCGAGCCTCGCTTCGAGATCCGCGTCAGCGATTCGCAAGGTCTGGAACAGGGCATGCTGGTCAGCGTTGACCTGCCTGCCTTGGATGGCGGCGGTGACTACGACCTGATCCAGCTCGAACCGAGCGGCGACGGACTGGTCGCCCTGATTCTGAGGTTGCGGCCATGAGCGTCGGCAGCTATTTCAAACCCTCGGCCGGGGGCGGGATGATCTCCATCCAGTCCTCGGCCGCAGACTTTCAGGCGTTCCAGGACTTTGCCAAGGTGGTGCCGAAAGCGGCTGCTGCGGCGCATCGGCGCGCGATCAACAAGACGTTGGGAAGGTTGCGCACGCACATCGCCCGAGCCGTCAGCCGGTCAGAGCGCATTGCCGTAGCAGCGGTGCGTCAGCGGTTGCGCAGCTATCCAGTTTCCGGCGCGGCCGCGAGCGGCAAACTGTGGTTCGGGTTGAACACCATCGAATCCAGCCGGATCGGCCGGGCGCGGCAGACCGGGAGCGGTGTGTCGGTGGCGGGGCGGCGTTACGAAGGTGCCTTTCTCAAGAAGGTTTACGGCAACAAGCCCGACATCTGGATCCGCACAGCCAGCAAGCATTTCAACGCGGACGACTACCCGGACAGCATGGTGTCCCCCGGTCGCGGGCCGAGTTCGGGTTGGGTCGCCGAAAACGGCAGTCGTTTCCCGCTGGCCAAGGCCAAGGTGTCGCTCGAGCAAGCCCGGCCGCATTTCGACAGCTGGGTCAAAAAGGCAGACGAGATCCTGTTGGCGATTCTCAAACAGGAACTCAACTTTGAGCTGCAGAAATACCTCAAGAGGATCGGCAATGTCTGAAGAACCGTTCAGCCTGGACCAGCTTTATCGGGCGGTAGAACAGCATCTGCGTACCCACTTGCCTGGCGTGCAGGCCGTTACGGCCTGGCCAGACATTAAGGATCGCGTGTTGCTGCCAGCGGTGTTTCTGGAGGTGGCCGAGATCGAGCCGGGTACCGATATCGGCACCGGCGAAACCTCGCTGGTCTGCAAGTTCGAGGCTCGGATCATTGTTGACCCGATCAAGGCGCACCATCATCAACAGGCCGTGCAATTGGCGACGCAGTTGGCGGTGTTGCTGCGTTCGCAGACGTGGGGGTTGCCAGTTGAACCCGCCGAGTTTGTGCAATCGCTGCAGGACTGGACCCAGCCGCACCTGGATGGATACACGGTGTGGCTGGTGGAGTGGACTCAGCAGGTTTATCTCGGCCTTGAGGAATGGCCGTGG